AATGCGACGAATTTCGTTAGCGGAATTTCGACGACTGACAACAGTTATTATGTCTTCATAGGTTTACCAAATGCTACTTCTGTAGCATCGGATTGGAACACTGCCACTCCTTCACCTATCGATAATTTTGACGAGCATGACAACGTATACGATTCTCTAATTTCTGCCAAAAAAATCACCTCATCCGACGTGTTGAGGGTAATCAAAAAGATTACATGGACAAGCGGTACGATATACGAAATGTATCGACCAGACTATAGTATTGATAAGTTGAGTCCGCAGACAAACTCGTCTAGTTTGTATAAAGCAAACTACTACGTGATGAACTCGGATTTTAGAGTTTACGAGTGCATATACAATGGAGCAGCTCCAGCAAACAGTGGTGGTGGTGTTATATCTCTTGAAGAACCAGTGCACACTGATCTACAACCTAGATTAGAAAGTGATGGTTATGTTTGGAAGTATCTTTATACCATAAAACCAAGTGATATTATAAAATTTGACAGTGCTGAATTCATACCAGTCCCACAAAACTGGTCAACAAACACAGACGTAGCAGATGTTAGAAATGCTGCTGTAGATGGTAAGATAGAAACCATTGTGATTGAGGATGTCACGAATGCGACATATCAGTTCAATGGCACAAAGAACGCTGTTCCTATAAGAGGAGATGGATCTGATGGTCTGGCATCTGTCACATTCATCAACGGTAAACCCTCTGCTGTTCAAGTAACGAATGGTGGTAGTGGATATTCTTTTGGAACTCTTGACTTAGATGATGTAGTAACAGGTAGTGGTGCTTCATTCTCTGTCATCGTGCCACCACCAGGCGGTCACGGTGCTGACATATACAGAGAGTTGGGTGCTAACAAGGTGCTTGTGTACTCTCGTATTGAGAACAGTGATGTCACAAACCCTGATTTCCCAACTGGTAACCAGTTTGCAAGAATAGGTATTATAGAAAATCCACAACAGTTTGGTAGTACAAATTTACTTACTGCCTCATCTGCGTCGGGTGTATATGGATTGAGATTGGCAGGTGCAGCGACAACCAGTATGTCAGTTGCAGTGGATGGTCAGATTACACAGACAGTTGGAGTTGGTTCCACTGCTGTAGGTCAGATCATAGGATATGACCCAGTCACAAAATCATTACAATATTGGCAAGACAGATCCCTTGCTACAAATGACTCCTCAGGTAATAAACCCTCCTTTGGATACAAACTAAATAGATTCACTGCTAACCCTGCAAGTGGAGGCAATACAGTGAACTCAAGAACATACTACTTTGGACAAACATATAATAATGGATTAGCAAACCCAGAGATCAAAAAATACTCTGGTAACATAATCTATGTTGACCAAAGACCTGAAGTAACTAGAGCAACAAACCAACGTGAAGATATCAAAATTATTTTAGAATTCTGATACGATGCCACAGAACACCAACCTAAACGTCAGTCCATATTTTGATGATTTTGATTCATCAAAGAACTTCAATCGAGTTCTATTCAAACCTGGCAGTCCGATACAAGCGAGAGAACTAACCACACTACAATCTATTCTGCAAAATCAGGTAGAGAAGTTTGGTAAACACATTTTCAAAGAGGGATCGATGGTGATTCCTGGTGTGTTCAAGTACGACGCTCAATATACATCTATAAAAGTAGAGTCTACATTTTTTGGTGTTCCTGTAGAACTCTATTATGATAAGTTGGTTGGTGTTAGTATCAAAGGTAAGACATCTGGTATCACAGCAAAAGTTGTCAAGGTGCTATCATCTGCATCTTCAGTAACTAATAATACTACGTTATTCATAAAGTATGAGAAGAGTTCTGATGACTATTTGTCAGAACAATTCTTGGATGGTGAGACACTTACAACTCTAGCAGACATAACATATGGTGTTACTACCATATCCAATGGTTCTGATTTTGCAACAGCAATCAATAGTAACGCTACTGCAATAGGTTCTGCTTTTACAATCACCAGAGGTGTATTCTTTGCAAGAGGTGCATTTGTTGAGGTGCTACCTGAGACACTTATACTTGATCAGTACAGCAATGTCCCATCATATAGGGTAGGATTCAATGTCAAAGAAGATATTATTACTGCTGTTGATGATAACAGTTTATACGATAATGCTGCTGGATTCTCCAATTTCACTGCTCCTGGTGCTGATAGGCTCAAGATTAGTCTTTCTCTCATTAAAAAAGAATTAGATGATTTTCAAGATGAGAACTTCATTGAATTACAGAGACTTGATGCAGGTGATACAAAGAAAATTATTGAGACAACTCTCTATGGTGAGTTAGCAAAAGAATTTGCAAGAAGAACATATGACGAAAGTGGTGACTACTATGTCACTAAGTTTGACTTAGAAGCAAAAGAATGTTTGAATGATAGGCACTCTGTCTTCGGAACATTTTTTCCAGAGGGTAAAACAGATGAAGGTAATGTGCCATCAAAAGACCTATTGAATATAAGAGTAGGTCCAGGTAAAGCGTATGTAAGAGGATATGAAACAAAAACAGTTGGATCTAATTATATTGACGTACCAAAACCAAGAACAACAAGATTAGTTGAGTCATCTGCTGTGCCTTTCCAAGCAGGTAATAAACTAAGATTGAATAATGTTCTTAGTTCTGCAAGAATCAATCTATCTGCTGCTACATCAGATTTTCTTGACTTACGTAGTGCAAGATTAGGTGCGACTAAATCAACTGCTGCTGGTGACTCTATTGGTAGAGCAAGAGTATATGACTACAAATTACAGAATGCAGGTTATACAGGAGATGCAAGTGTTTTTGAGATATTTCTTTTTGACATACAAACAGACACTCAACTTACTATAAACCAAGCACACACTATCTCACTCCCTGCTGTGATAGAGGGTAGGAATAGTGGTGCAAGAGGTTTCTTACGCACTGCTGTTTCTAATAGCACCACAGTGCAGTTGAATCAGGTTTCAGGTTCATTCTTACAAGACGAGCAGATACTAATCAACGGTGAACTCAATGGTAGAGTAATCACATCTATAAGTGATTTTGATCTTAGTGATGTCAAGTCAGTAAGATCCACTGCAGCAGGTAGAACATTCGCTGCTGATGTTGTATTAGAGACTAAAAAAGATTTCACAGGTAGAACATTTAGTATTACCAGTGGTGGTGTAACAACAAGTGGTACACCTGGTTGGGTATCAAACTTCAAAGTTGGAGATGTAGTTGCTTATAAGCGTGGAGGACAGACTGACGTAACATTCAACGTTGTTAGTGCTGTGAGTCCTGTCAACAATAACATCACTCTTGTAGCAGCACCTGCTACAATCTCAGGCATATGTCACAAGGCACTTCCTAGTGCTACAACTACAGTAAGTGATTTGAAGATTGTGAGTGGTAAGTTGAGAGACTCTACAAGTGGATTTTTATACTCTGAATTAGCAAACAAAAATATAGAATCACTTGATCTTACTGATTCACTTCTACAGATAAGGGTAGAAAACACAGGTCAAAGTACAAATGGTAGTGGTCAGATGGACTTGCCATCATTGACTGGTACAGATCTAGTCTATGCACCATTTGATGAAGAGAGATATACAATTACATACTCTGATGGAAGTGTAGAAGATCTTACATCAGATCAGGTTGTTATCACAGGTGGTGGTAAAGGTGTTACGATATCAGGTTTGACAGCAAGTCAATCCTCTATTGTTGTACATAGCACTCAACAAAAATCAAAAGTAAAATCAAAGCAGAAAACACTTGTAAGAGAAGCAACTAAGGTAATTACTGGATCAAACAGAACTAACTCTGGTATATCCACAGGTGTGGGTGACGGTCTTACACCAAGCACCATATTTGGTAAGAGAGTACAGGACAGAGAGATATCTCTTGACGTGCCAGATGTAGTAAACATAGTTGCAGTGTTTGAATCATCAGGAACTGGTAATGCTTCGATACCTAATATGACCCTAGGATCATTCAACGGACCTAATGGTGATAACTCAGATATTATTGTAGGTGAGATAGGTGTAGGTAAGAGTTCTGGTGCATCAGCACAAGTTCTATCAAGAAATGGTACAACTAAAGTTGATGTGTTATTCAAAAATGCTTCAGCATTTGTAGAGAATGAAGAGGTTACTTTTGAAGAGAGTGGTGTGAGAGCAATACTATCAAACGTTGCTTCAGGTGACCCTAATATAAGAAACAACTTTATTCTTGATACAGGACAGAGAGCTGAGTACTATGATTTTGGTAGGATCGTGCGTAAGCAAGGTTTCCCAGAACCACAGGGTAGACTTACAGTGTTCTTTGATCACTATGTAATAAACTCAGAAGACTCTGGTGACATTCTTACAGCCAACAGTTATACAAAGAACAATTATGATGGTGTACCTGCATTTGACAATGTAAGAAACACAGATGTAATTGACCTTAGACCAAGAGTAGCAGCGTACAGTGGAAGTAGATCTCCATTTGAATTTGATTCAAGAGATTTTAGTGGCGGTGGTCAATCACCTAAGGTTCTAGTTACTGATGAGAATATAAACTTTGATTACAATCACTACCTTGGTAGAATAGATAGATTGTTCTTGAATAGAGATTCAACATTTACAGTACAGCGAGGAACACCTGCTGTAAAACCTGTTGAACCAGAGGGTATCTCTGAGTCATTTGAATTAGCAAAGATAACTTATCAACCATATGTTTATAATGCAAAACGTGAAGTAAAGATTGATTTCCGTGCTAACAAGCGTTACACGATGAAGCAAATTGGTGATCTTGATACTAGAATAAGAACAATAGAAGAAGTCACAGCACTATCTCTTCTAGAAAACAAAACTGAAAGTCTTGTAATTACAGACCCTACTACAGGTCTTGATAGATTCAAGAACGGTTTTGTTGTAGATCCATTCCAGAACTTCCTTGTTGCAGACAAGACAGTTCCATTTCTCAAGTATGACATAGATGAAGGAAAACTTGTACCACGCAAACACTCGGATTCTATTGATCTGCTTATCGGTTCTGCTAGTGTTGTGGGTACTAACGGGAGTCCAGACTTATCTGTTGACCCTAGATACGCTTCAGACTTAGGATCTCCTAATATCAAAATGACTGGTGACCTTGTCACCTTGGACTACGAAGAGGTTCTTGATAGATCTCAACCATTTGCTACAAGAGTTGAAAACATAAACCCATACATGATGAGGAGTTGGAATGGTAATCTCATTCTAAATCCAGAATCTGATATCTTTACTGAAAGAGTATTTGAGGTACAAGATGATGGTATAGGATTCTCAAATGACATCATAATCAATGAGGAAGCAATACCAAACATGAGAGAGCAGAACATTGCGTTTACTGCTACTCGTTTGAAACCTGGCACAAATCACTTCAACTCATTTGCTGGTGAGGATATGCTAGAAAATAATATCCGTACCATACCGAAACTACTTGAGGTTACACCTATACAAGGTGCTTTCCAAGTAGGTGAGACAGTAAGAGGAATTTCTGTATCAACACAAAATGCAAGTCAAGGTGTTGATTTACGATTTAGATTAGCAGCACCTAATCACAAAGACGGACCTTTCAATAATCCAACTGTTACATTCTTAAACAACCCATACGTAGCGAATGTAGGTCTATCATCTGCATACTCTGAAACTACAACTGTATTGAATGTAGACATACAGTCATTGAATCAGAAATCAGACGGTAACTTCTTTGGATTTGCACTTGTAGGTATGAGATTAGTTGGAGAGACCAGTGGTGCAGAAGCAGAGATAAATCAGATCAGACTGATAACAGATGATTTTGGTGCACTGCTTGGATCATACTATATCCCACCAGAAAGATTCGAGAATGGTACTAACACAGCCCTACTATCAAGTCTAAGACCTCAGGATAATTTTCCTGGCTTGAACTTCTCAAGAGCTGCAGCAGACCACTTCTCTGAAGGAACATTGATAACAAATACCACCCTTGAGAGAACAGAGCCAGCACCTCCTGTCATACCTGAACCTGTAATATTCAACATTACAAACATAACAAACAATATTACACAGATTCAGAATACTATTGTTAGAAATGTTCAAGAGGTTGATGATGACCCATTAGCACAAACATTCCAAGTTGAAGAAAATCCTGGTATCTTCATGACATCAGTAGACTTCTTCTTTGCTACTAAATCTGACACCATACCTTTAGATGTCAGAGTTGTGAACGTGGTCAATGGATATCCATCTAGAAATATTGTCAAGAATGGTCAAGTAATATTGAATCCAGATCAGGTCAATGTGTCTTCAGATGCTTCTGTAGCAACAACTTTCACATTCCCATCTCCCATCTACTTACCTAGAGGAGAGTATGCTTTTGTGATTGTAACTGCAACATCTGAATACAATCAGTGGATCTGTCAGGTGGGTGAGGCTGACATATCGACAGCTGACAATACTGAACTTGGAAAAGTTATCGTAACAAAACAACCATCACTAGGTTCACTATTCAAAGGACAGACAGCTGGAACATGGACTCCTTCACAGTTGGAGGACATGAAGTATACAGCAAGAAAGGCGAAGTTCACATTGAACTCAGGCACAGTAAGATTATACAACCCTCAACTTGACACATTTGATGCAAGAAATGATCTTCCTGAAAACCCAATAGAAACATTTTCAAAACGTGTGACTGTTGGTCTAGGATCTGCTATTGCTGATGGTATTATAGACCTTGGCACAGAGATCAAACAAGATTCCAATGCGGGAGCATCAGGTATTGTGGCAGCAAAACTTGGACATCTTGGTCAGACAGCGAGCACACTTACTATCACAAATGGTGGAGCAGGGTATGAAGATGGAACATACTCAACAGTATCCTTTGTAAATCTCACAGGATCTGGATCAGGAGCTGTAGGTGTTGTAACAGTTTCAAGTGGTGTTATCGCAGGTGCTACAGTCATCAATGATAATACTGGAACAGGTTATCAAGTGGGTGATACATTGACTGCTTCTCTTGGTACAAAGGGATTAGGACAGAATCTATTACTAACTGTTGGTGTAACGACTGGTGTAAACTCACTTCTTCTTACTAACAGTAAGGGAACATTCGACACAACAAACCCTATACAGTATCATGATGCTTCATTAGGTTATGGTGTAACTGTAAACAATATCATACCATCCACTGTGACAACTAACACTGATCAGTATGATGGTCTACACTTCAAAGTCACACATCCTAATCATGGTAATTACTCTGACAATAATACTGTCAAGATAAATGGAATCACTGGTGACTCAGTTCCTACTAAGACAACAGTCGCTTACGGTGTGAGTGACACAAGTGTTGTTAGTGTTGCAAGTAGCACAGGATTCAATTTCTTTGAAGGGGCACAAGTATCAGCCAGCAATCCTGGTTTCGCTTTACTTGGTGATGAGATCATACAGTACACATCTGTTGGTGCTAACCAGTTGAGTGGTACTATAACCAGAGGTAATGACGATACATTTGCAAGGACTTACCCAGTGGGCACACCTGTGCAGAAGTATGAGTTGTCTGGTGTATCTCTTAGAAAGATAAACACACAACACTCTCTTATAAACGTGTCTACCTCCATAGATGAGAAGGTAACAGTTGACTCATATCATGTGAAACTAACTGGTTCTGCCTTGTTCTCCAAGGATAAACCTGGTGGTGGAACAAGAGGTAAGGGCACTACTAATATAGTGTTTGATACTGCTTCACCTACAGTGGCACATAGTATACCCAAGGGTACATTTATAAATGCAAGTTTGAGAACTACATCTGCTACAAGTGTAAGTGGTGGTGAGGCATCATTTGCAGATAGAGGATATGAAGATATCTCTCTTGTAAATGAAACCAAGTTCCCATCAGTTCGTATGGTTGCTTCTAAAGCAAATGAGGCAGCACAACTAACAACATTGCCTGGTGAAAAATCATTGACACTTGATTTGAACTTGAGCACCACCAATGAGAATGTGTCACCTGTGGTAGATGCATTCAAGAGTTCTATCAATGTAACAACAAATAGAATCAATAGTCCTATTGGAAACTACGCTCTAAGTAGTAAAGCCAATCAGTTAGATGATCCACATGACCATCTATATCAGACTAAAGTGATTATGTTGGAGAACCCTGCTACATCACTCAAAGTATTATTCGCTGCGTTTAGACCACCAGCTGCAGATATAAGAGTGTTGTATAGATTATTCAGGGCAGACACTGATTCTCTAGATAAAGTGTTTGAACTAATGCCTGGTTTTGAGAACTTAGACTCTGCTGGATTTGTTATCTCTGAGAAAAACAATAATGGAAAACCCGATAGGAACGTTGTTCCTAGTTTGGAAGACCAGTTCTTAGAGTATGAGTATACAAAGAATGGTTTACCACCATTCACAGGGTTCCAAGTCAAGGTTTGTTTCTCATCATCAAACCAAGCACAAGCACCTGAGTTACTTGACTTCCGTGCCATCGCTGTGGCATAATGAAGAAGTTCCTTTCTGCATTGAAAGTTCGACGTTGGCCAGTAGAATGGTGGGACGAAGAGGTAGAGATGAAAAGAAAGAAAGAGGAACTACGTAAAAAGAGAATAAAATCTCTGTATCCTAGCAATGGTAAAAGAACATGATCAACGCATGGTCACTAGCAGCAGAAGTATTGGAGGGCACACTTGATGAGACATACCCCATCAAAAAAAATCCCAGTAGAGAATCATCCGTCACTGATGAGGGATGCAAAGACGACAGCGATAGTGAACACGGATAGTGCAGCGTACGAACGCTACATGAATGATAAGAAGGCACGTCTGTCACAAAAGGATGAGATAGACAGATTGAAGGAAGAGATTGAGATGTTGAAACAACTAATTACTAAACAGAATAAATAATACCATGGCAGTTCCATCAGTCAATATTCAAATAGAACAAGGGGCAACCTTCTCTTCAACATTCGATGTGAAGAAGCAAGATAACTCCCCGTTGAATCTCAACGGATTCAGTTTTAGTGCGAAGATGAGAAAACATGCCACAGCAGCAGGTTCAATAGGATTTGCTGTGACGTATGGATCTACACCTGCTGACGGTCAGGTGACTTTATCCATGACACCTGCACAAACTGGTATCATAACCTCAGGTAGATACGAGTATGATGTGCTGATCACTAATAACTTTTCTGGTGCAAAAACAAAAATTTTCACTGGGCAAGTAATGGTAAACCCTACATCGGCATTATGATATGTCTAACATCAGACTTAGTTCATCACATGCTGACGATGATATAGGGGCACAACCATCAGTTAGATTTTCTAGAGACAAAGAAGTATTTGACATTGAACGAGATGATGAATTCTTTATTGTATCTCTAGGTGAACAGAGAACTGTATTCACTGCTGGAGAAGAAGAAGTGGCAAATCTAAGAGACATCTCAGATATTAATTCAACCGCTATAAGTGCAGGGATAGGCACAAGCTTTATCCTTACCTATGATGCTGTCGAAGATAATTTCAAATTTGTTTCCCCAGATGCTATTGTAGACTCTGCTGTAGGTAACATTTCAGGACCTGCTGGATTCAGTGATACCGTTATAAACAACCTTGTCGATAAACTTGACGTAGAACTAGATGATAAGATTGATCTCGACGCTGGAACTTGGTAATTTAATAAATAT